TGTAGCGCGGCGCGAAATTTGGCGCGGATTTGCGCAATAAATGACGCGCCTTAGCCGTTTCGTGTGTGGCAAAAGAATTTCAAAAGATCAGCACAGGACGACTATGTCGCCATCGGCCACCCGCTCAGACAGAGCTGTCAGCTTGCCGATGCCCTCCCGCAGGAATCGGCTGAGCTGCTCGATGCACTCGCGCTGGTCCTTAGTGAGGCTGAACTCAGCCTCCATGCTTTCCATGAGATCAAGGCAGCACTGGTTGAGAAAACCCACTTCCAGTAGTTCAGCCCGCAACCTTTGCCTCAATACCTCGTCCATCCCACCATTCCCATCTACTACGCGACATCAGACCGTCGGAACGTGGCAAAAACGAGAACGCCATCACAACTACCTATTCAGGTAGTGGATAGCGCTCTTTGATCGCCTGGACGGCTGCGACCCATGCCGCCAGGTCCGGCTCGGTGCCAGCGGCGATGGCGTCAAACTCGGCCTCCAGGCGCAGCGGGTCGGACTCCGCGCGATAGGCCTGGCGGCGTAACTCCTGGACTTCGGCAAGGAGGTCGTCGGGATGGAACGCCAGGTCGCCGACCGGGACGCCAGCGAGTGCGGCGGCCTCGTCCAGCGTGCCATCCCATTCCGCGAAGAACTCGCCTTTCAGTAGAACTCGTTTCATGGTCATGCACTCTGTGAGTTGACGGTTGCAATGGGCGCGAAGTGGATTCCGGGGTCAACTAGCCCCCCGAAGAAAGCGGGACACGCCATAGCCGCAACCCCGCCTAGAGTCATGTAGAAGTACGGAAAACCGTTGTCGTACCCTTGCGCGGATCGCTTCGAAAGACGGACATGCTTCCACCCATCAGCAGGGGTTAGTACCTGCCCTGGTAGTACGGGTTCGCCGTTTAGCCATATCCGGTAATCTGTCGTCGGAACCCCCGCCGGCATGAAATGGAGCGATCCGGTTTCAGCGCGCACCCACATCACCGCCGTACTCCATCCATCGGCGATGAACAGCGCTCGCAATACGTTGGTCATTTGAAGATAGCGGGTAGTCCCGTCGAGCCCAGAGGAACCCGTTGTCGCGTTCGGCCCTGCTGTCACCAGGGCGGTATAGAACTCCACCCCGTAGCGGGCAAGGCTACCGCTCGGCCGTCCCATCGCCACTAGCAAATCTTGGACGCGCTGGTTGATGTTGCCCGCCGTCCCTCCGTTTGTGGTGTTGTCGTAAATATACTTCCCGCCGTCCGTAATCGTCGCCCCGTTCCACGGCGAGAGGAACGTGCTGGAAAACGACCCGGTGAAGCGCAGAATCAGCGGATTGATGATGCCGGCGAATCGTCCGCTGTCGGGCATCAGATTGAGAAACGGCATGCCGTTCAGGTCTGCCACGGCAGCGGTCCCAAGCTTGCCCCATGACCCGTTGTTGCGTGCGTAGTTGCTGCCGTCGCTCGGCGCGTCGGCCATCCCGCCTACCAGCTCAGTCCAGGCGCTGCCGGAATACTCGTAGGTCTTGACCTGGCCTGCCGGGGTTGTCTCGTTGGCGACCTGGACACGCCAGCCCAGCCTGGGTGGCATGTACTCCCAAATAGCCGTGGTCGCACCCGTTGCCCACCAGCGGGCCAGGCGGTTCTGGTTCGCCCCGGCCCCGGTGAAGATGTAAGTGTCGCCCTCGACCTGGCCGCTGGTCGGGAGCGCGGCGACGCGCCCCTTGACGACCGGTTGGCGCAGGAAGTCATCCCAGCGCAACATGCGGATCAGTTCGCTGTAATGCCCCTCACCGGGTGCGCCGTTGATCAGTAGGCCAGTGTTCGGCCCCATCGTCAGGCTCATGCGGAAACGCCTCCTAGTTCCTCGCCGAGGCGGAAGCCCAGGCCGTGTCGTTCGATGGTGATGTCGTGCTGCTGCCAACTCTGCAGACCGTCGCGAACGCTGAACAGCACGATGCGCAGCACCGGCAGCAGCCCATGCGCTATGTCGTCCTCCAGCGGGTAGGTCCAGGTCGTGCCGGTCAAGCCGGTGTACGACTTCTTCAGGCTGGAACCGCTGTAGATGCTCAGCGTGTATGTCGTGCCAGCTTCCAGCGATATGCTGCTCGCAGACGAGTCAACCAGTTGATCGGCCTGCAGCAGCCGGTTGCGGTGCGCCCACGACACGGTCAGCACACCGTAGGTCTTCGTCGGATACGCCACACCACACACCAGCACCCGGCCAGGCGCATAAGGCCGCGCCTGGCGCTGGTTCATTCGCAGCGAGTCGACCGGCGCGAGGCTCTCTGCGAGCGTCGCCGAGCTGGTGCGGCTCAGCAGCTTCACGTTCACTGTCTCGCCGGTCACGTACTCACGCGTGTCCTCTGTTGCCCAATCCTCGTAGAACCAGATCAGCGCGCCGGCCTCATGCGGCGCTGGCACCGTATCGACGCATCCCCGCGCGAGCACCGCGGTGCCGGCCGCGGCGTTGATCGCGTCGACGCGGAAGATCTCGTCATCGATCATCGCGGCCGAGCCCACCTCGACGAGGTCAAGGTCAACCCCTTGGACAAGCGTGACGCTGACGCTGGTCAGGCCCCGGCCGATATCTGCTGAGATCGTCGCGACCGGGCAGAAGTCGCCGGACGTCCGCTCTTCGAACGATGCAGATCCCACGCGGCTGAGCAGCGCGTAGTTCATCTGCAGGCCGGACGGCCGCATGCCCACCACGGCGAGGACACCCGTCTCGGGCTGCAGTTGGGCGAGATCCGCATCGCTCAGTGCCGCCGCGAGGTCGCGGTACGGCGCCTCGATGAGCCGGCGGGTCGCAATGACCCGCGGGGTGCGGTCGGGCGGGGTCCAGTTCGGCGGCTGGACTGCGGACGTCCCGGCTGCCGGCAGTCCGAACACGTCTTCCAGCGCGGTGATGGCGATGGTGCCCTTCGTGAGGGTGCCATAGTCGATCTTGCCGGCCCGCAGGACGATCAGTTCGATCCCGCGCTTCCGGCTGCGAACGCAGAACACGTCGCCGGGGTTCAGCGCATAGGCGCGCCGATCGAGCCGCAACTGGAGCTTGCGGATAGCCGACGTCGACACGTTGCAGTCGCGCGCCGCCACCCTGCCGGCCAACTCGCCGGTCGGTAGGCCCGGATACTCCTTCGTCGTAGTGATCACGCCGCCGGCCGCGCGGATCGCGCCGGCATTCTTCGCACGGGCACGCCGGTCGGTGTTTGTGATGGGGTCATGCCAGACGACGACGAACTGGTTCGCAGTGCCGTCGAGCGATGTGATGCTGTCTTCGTCGATCCCGAGCAGCCCGCTGTCCTCATCGAATACGGGCAGCGTCGCGACGTCGTAGTCGTCACGGATCAGCCGCAGCGTCCAGAGTCCGGTCGAGCGGGAAAGGAACTGAGTGGCGCCAATGTGATCGAGGACGGTCTGCTCGAAGTTGTCCAACTCGTCTGCCACGCGAAACTTGAGGCACAGACCAAAGCCCTCGGCGAACAACGTATCTGCGGCCTTGCGATATGACGCCTGGTCCAGCAGGCCGCGATCCTTGCCACGGCCCCAGTCGCGGTTGGTCTGGCACTCGAACAAGATGTGAGCGGGGTTCATCGCCTTCACCTGGTCGCCGGCCAGGCTGATCACTGCTTTCTCGGGATACCAGGTTCCACCGTCCCATCCGTTGAGCGCTCGTCGCCACCGGCTCATCCAGGCTTTCGGGTACTTGTTCATCGCGCAGAGCTGCCCGTCGAAGAAAGCAGTGGTGACCCCGCGGAACGCAGGTACCAGGCCGCCCACCATCGCCGCCAGTCGAGGATTCACCGGTTGGTCCGGGGCGCCGAACATGACGTCCAGCGGCCCAACGATGCCGCCCTCGGCCTTGTCTCCGCCGAACAATTCGCCGGCATTGATCTGGATGGTCTGGTTGCTCTTGACCGATCCTTTCCATGCAGTGCGATCACCTGCCTTGATCTCGACCAGCTCATCCAACGGCCCCCTGGCAAAACCCATGAGAATGCCCATGAGGTAGCGAAAGCCGACAGTTTGCGCTTTGCTACGGCCGCCCATTGCTCGCCTCCGCACGTGCGTGGCTGACCAGGCGCAGGGCCAGCTCGTCACCGGTAGCCTCAAGCACCGATGCCGGCATTCCCTCGGCAACGAACCGGTGCCAGTCCAAGCCATGGGCATTGAACCAGGCGCGCGCACCGGATACGCAGTAACCCGGCCGGCTGGTCAGCCCCGGTACACTGCGCAGATGCGCTGTTGTGATGATCAGATCCGTCACTTCTTCGACCCCTTCGATTTGACTGCCTGCATCCGCTCGTGACCGGTCCCGAGGACGATCCAGTCCTCGATCCACACATCGCCGAAGATCACGTAGTGGCCGGTGCCGTCCTCGGTCTGCGGAAGATCTTCGGAAGTCAGCGCCTCCGGTTTCGGCTTCGGCGCTTTCGCAGAAGTAGCGCTGCTGATCAGATACGACGCGACCAGAATCGCGATTTGCACCCACATGGATGACTCCTACCACCAAGGGTCGCCGTCGAACGGCGACTTGCCCGGAAGGAATGGCACTGCACCGCAGTTCGGCGTGTTGTCGAACTTGTCGTTGCAGGTCTGAATGAGCTGATCACATCCGGGGAACGCGACAGCCCGAGTACGAGGAGCCAACAGCGAGGTGCCGCCCACAAGGACCAGGCGGTTGCCCGTGTGTTGCTCGATGCCGCGCTGCTCGATCACTCCCTGACCGCTGTCCCATTCGACGTAGCCGCCGCGGAACCAGGCGTTGGGGTATCCGCCAATCGCGTTGCCTGCACCTGTCACGCTGTTGCCGTCACGCAACTCGACGGTGAACGGTACGCCGTACGGTTCTCGGTCTACCCGGCAGTTGTTATCGAACACCGTGTAAGGGCACTCACGTCCCCATGCGAGGCTGATCGATGTGCGTGGTTCGGTGCCGAGCAGCCGGCATTTGATCTGCACCCGGCTGTCGGCCGGCCAGTTCACCTCGTCGATCCTGCCCATCCACACCACAAGCCCCTGGGGCTCGTTCCAGTGGATGTCCCAGACGGTCAGTGTTGGAGCCTTCGACGGCCGAGCGCCCCGGTATAGCTGCGCGACTTCCAAGTCGCTCGGGCCAGTAACCGTCATGATGTCGGCGCTGACTTGGCCGGTCATGCGCCGTCCATCGTCGCTCACCGGCCGCGCCCGGAACGTCATGTTGTTGAACTCGATGTCTCGATTCGCTGTTGTGTAGGTCCAACGGATCGGGCCGAGGCGGAAGTCGTATAAGCTGATCGCCTGGCCATCGGCGAGGGACCGCTCGCGATCACTGAAGCTCATCGCGTACTCCTCGGAACACCGTGCTGGCCGTGCTGATGCCGTCGGTGTCGGTTTCGTGGGTGATCTGCACGCTGTCGCTGTCCTGCCGGCAAAGTGTCATGAACGAGATGCGTGCGACGTCGCTCGGCCGGACAACGGTGCCCAGCGCGCTGTCGATCGCCAAGCGCTCGACGTCGACGCTCAGCTCGCTGACGTCGAGGATGCGCCGGTAGAAGACCTGCCCGCCGAACAGCTCAATGCGGATATCGCGCCGGCCGGGAGCATCAGCCCTGAAGAACCGCGCCAAGCCGCACAGCTCGACATCGAGGACGGAGCTGGTCGCAGCCACTGTGTCGGCCAAAACCAGGTCGGCGGCATGGGTCGGAATCCAGATCGCTTTCTGTCGGCCGCGCAGGGCGTACAGCAGGCTGCGCAGCGCCGCGTGCTCCTCTCGGCCCTCGGTCTGCCAGCGGAAGCCATGCACCGGGAAACCGACCCCAGCTTGGTCGGCGAATTGCGGCAGGCCGGTTTCGTTGTCCAGGACATCGAGCAGGCGCTGATACGACAGGGACAAGTCTTCGGACTCTTCGGGCCGGTGATCGAGGACAGGCCAGCCCCGGTACGTTGCCGTCGGCATGACCTCCAGCCAGTCGCTGCTGTCCATCACCAGGAACCGCGCTTGTGCGCTGTAGAGGGTGTCGGTCAGCCGGGTCAGCGCCGGTTGCTCCGTCAGCTGTGCGGTGCGAATGGGGTACAAGCGGGAGCCGGCCGGCCAGCGCCGCTGAACCGGCCGCGCAAGCTGAATGGCCGACGCCGCCAGGTCCTGGATCTCCACGACCTCGTACTCGAATGCTGACTCACCGCGCAGCAGCGCAAGGCCCCCGGCCCGGAAGTCCCGCCAGCGCGTATCGCACTCGATCGTCAGCGCGCCGGCCGCGGTGACGCTTGCCAGCAACTGGATGTCCGGCCACACCGGCAGCGCCCAGATTCGCCCACCCCAGCCTGCAAGGCTGAGGTCGAGGAGCACGCGCTCGCGCCCCTCCGCGTAGAACTCGGCTTCGAATGAACGCCGGGGTGACAGGCGCAGCGATCGCCGTTGCTCGACTCCCGACGTACTGGTCAGCAGCTCGGTCAGCCACTCCAGCGACTCTTGAACACCTTCAGCCCAGTCCGGCGCGAACGTCCAGGCGATGATCCGGTTTCCGGTAATGACCAGGATCAACGGCTGTTCGTCCTGCAGTTGCCAGACGATGCGCGCGTCCACTACCGGCGGTCCATCCGTCGACACGGCCACAGTCCAGATGCGCTCCTGCAGCGCCGCGAACGGCAACGGCGGAGACGGCTGGCCGGCCAGGCTGATGCCATCGGCGGCGTCGCGATCGATCCGCGACAGGGTGCGGGGCGTGAAGTGGGCGTTCCAGACCGAGACTGGGCGCTCCTGTACGCTCACGACGTTCCCCAGATCCAATCGGCCAGGGATCAGCCAGATGCGGTTGTAGAAGTTCTCGGCCAGGTCGGACTGGTGAACTGCCGAGTACGCCGAGTGAATGACGTCAACCGGCTGGTGTGCCCCATAGCTGCCAGCCAAGGTCGAGGCGCTGGCCGAGCCCAGGGTGATGTCCTGGTTCATGTCCAGAGTGGAGATGTTTGGCGTGATGCCGGCAACGATCCCCTCCACAGGCTTCGGCACCTGGAACCCCGGAAACGTCGCCATTACTCGACCACCCGGAATGCATACCCGACCAGCGCGCTGGTGTTGCCGAAATCGTTTGCTGTTCCGCGCTGCAGCAAAGGGAAGACGCGCCAGGTGTCGGTTCCGATCGTGATCGAGTCCCCAGGCGCGAGGAAGTCCATCCGGCACAGACCGAAATCAGGCGCTTCGCCGATGTACCTCGAACGCTGCTGAGCGCCGAACGCATAAATTGCACACGGCACAACGTTGGTCGAGCTGTTCAGCTCGTTGGCGCTCGCGTCGATCAGCCCCACGTCGGGATGGTACTGACTGCTGTAGTTTCCGCGACCGGGGCCGACGACGCGCCGGGAGACGTTCGTTGTGTAGTCGAACGGCAGCCACTCCGGCGAAGGGCCGCCGTCAAGGCTGTCCAGCCGCAGCACGCTGCCGCCGCCACTGTACCGAATGTGGTAGCCATCGAAGGGGTGTGACGACCAATTGTTTGTCAGCGCTTGGCCAGGGGTATAGATGAACGAGCCGCAGACATACTGACCGCCTACATATCCCACACTGCGCTTATTGAGCGAACCGACCAACACAGGCCGGAACTGTCCGGCAGCGATCTCCACATGCAGGTGCAAGTAGGCTGCTGTGCCAAACAGGTGGTAGCGCGAGTACGGCCCGGCACTGAGCTGGGCCTCGGTTGGCCCAGTCGACGAATAAGGAGTGTTCTGTACTGAATTGCCCGGCTGCGCGTTCCACGCCTTGGAGTTGTCGAACCCTGTATTTCCGGTGAGTAGCCATTGATTGGTGCCGGCGTTGAATGACCAGTAGCCGTCGGCGTTGTGGCAGAGCCACTCTGATGCTGATGCACGATCGGTGACCCAGCCCAGGGTTTCAGCGTGGGCGCGGAGCTTGCCCAGCAGATCCGACGGGTTGTTCGCTGTTCCGGTGAAGTAGGCCATGTTCAGTCCGCCCTAATTGCGAAGAGCCAGGGATTGCCAGACCGCCACGCCGTCTGGAAAACAACGTGATCGACTCCGTTCTCGGTGATGACGTCTTCGGCGCCGGAGTTGAGCGTTGGCACGTAGAAGGCACCGTCGAAGTCACCGAGGTACCGGCGTCCCTCTGTTTCTCGGGTCACGAACGACAGCGCCTTGAGGGGGAACTTCCCGAACGAATCCCGCAGCTGATTGACAACGGCTTCACTGCTGCCCGCATAACGGCCGCAGCCCAGCGGGAGGAGCGTCCGATTGCTGTAGTCAGATTCGTTGGCTGACCCACCTGCGACAGTGAAACCGAGCCAGCGCCCGGCGGGATCGCGGAGATAGCAGCTGCGCTCGTAGGGGCTGCTGATGCCCCGGTGCCGGTCGCTAACGTCGGACCAGCGGGTTGCAACGTCGCCACGGTAGGAGCCCACGACAGCCAGTGGATACGGGAACTGCGACGGCGGACAGGGTGGCAGGATGAAGCCCGCGCCGGCCGACTCGTAAATCGTGCTGACCTTGACGACCAGCCAGAACCTGCGGCCGTTGGCGAAGAACCAGTAAGGCATCGGCTGGTTCCATGCCAGCAGTTGCACCCGCGGGCTGTAGTTGACGAAGGCTGTCCAGAAATCGCCACCGGGCGGGATCGCCCCAGCATTGAACGCCGTGCCGCCCATCAGGCGCAGGTTGTAGTAGTCCAGGGCGGTATCGCCGTAGCTCTGAATCCCCATGTAGATGGCGTCGGTGCCGCCCAGGCCAGGGGCGCGCAGAGTCACCTGGCGTACGGCTATAGCCGTGCCGGACGCGGGGATGGTGTTGTCGAAAACCATCTCGTAGGCCTGCCCAGCCGCGACCAGGTCTGGGTTCGCGGTGAGGAACTGGACGAGGCGCTCGACCAGGTTCTGGTGGTTCGTGGCTGTGCCGAATTCGGTGGCCATCAGTTGATTCCCAGTAGTTGACGGAATTTCTGCGGGTCGCGGCTGATGTGCAGAACCATTGCTTCGTCGCCGTAACGACCCGCCATCACATCACCGATGCGGCTGGGGTCGTCGACCAGGTAGAAGTTCTGGTTGTTCTTCAGCGTCGCGCTGAGATTCTTTGCGGGCTCTTGTAGACGCGAACCAGCCAAGCCCGGAGCGGGCATGGCCGGAGCAGGAGTCCCCATCAGGCCGCCCGTAGCGTGGCGGACCGGGTTCGCCCAGGCGCCCAGGGCAGCCATGCCATACCGGTTGAACTGCTCCAGAAACGCGAGTGCGCCGGGCTGCCGTACCACGGCGGCACGGGTCATGAACTCGTCGTTTGAGGCCAGGATCGGGATGCTGTCGCTGGTGCCGGTGCCCGGTCCTTGGATACGGCCGCCATCGGCAAAGCCACCTCCGAAATACGCACTGGCGGCACTCATGCCCAGTTGCAACCAGCCCCCCCCACCGCCAGTGCCGCCAGCAGCACCGCCACCGAATAGGCTGCTGAACAGGTTGCCGAACAAACTGGCACCCTGACCAAACACTCCAGCCAGCGCGCTCGCCAGAGTGCCACCGCCCGACGTGGTTGCTTCGCTGATCGCGCTGCCCATTGCGGCTGCGCCTTCGGTCGACGCGGCAGCAATAGCAGCCGCTGGACCGGCTTGTCCGGCTGCAGAGGCTGCGCCGCCCAGCACCTGGCCACCGTTCGCTGCCGCTAGCGATGCGGCTGCAGCCTGAATCGCCGCGGCGCCGGTCACGAGAGTGCCTCCCGCGGTTGCCAGGGCGCCGGCCGATGCCGAGACCGCCGAGGCACCTACGGCCAGGTCTTTGCTGCCAGCGTCTTTGGTCTCGCCGAGTCCGAAGCTACTGAGCAACGATGCTCCGAGCTGCCTGGTCGCCATACGAGCGGAGT